CTGATCCTGTCCGATAACAGCGAGGTGCCGATCCCGGCGCGCGGGCTGTTCGAACAATTCAACTTCGAGGCGCGCTGATGGCCGATATCACTGTCAAAGTTATCGAGCCCGCCGACAATTACGATCTCGTCTCGCTCGATGAACTGAAGACAATGCTCGGCATCAGTCCGAGCGACACCGCCGAAGATGCCCAGCTGCAAATATGGATCACGCAATATTCCGACGTGATCGCGACGATGTGCAACCGCGTTTTCGCGAAAGAAAAAGTTATCGAAAGCTGGCGCGGTGACACCAAGCCATTCGACACCGACAACGGGCGCATGTTTCTCACACACTATCCAGTCGCCGATGACGATCTAGAATCCGTCACCGCGCCGGATGGCTCGACGATTGACACGACGGGTTACGAACTTGAGAACGCCAGCGGCAAGCTGCAGTTTTTCGGCGCAACTTGGAGCGAGCCGATCCGCATCACCTACAGCGGCGGCTACGATCTGCCCGACGAAGCGCCGCCGGCGCTGAAGCAGGCCTTGGCGATCATTATCGGCGAGGCGCGCGTGTATGTGCAGCGCCAGCTGACCTCGGGGATCCGATCGATCGCGCACCGGGAATCGCGCGTGCAATTCTTCGACGTCAACGCGGCGATGGCGAAGATGGCTGGCGGCGCGGGGCCGCTCGGCACGGTGACGCAGACCGTCAACGGGCTGCTCTACAAGTACATACGCCTCTATGTATAACGTGAAGATCGAAGGCCTCGACGCTCTCCTGAAAAAATTCGACACGTTTGGCAAGCAACTCGAAGAGCTGCACAAGCAAGTGCCCGCAGAGTTGGTCGAGTGGCAGCGCGTCGATATGCGCCGGCAATATCCCAACATTACCGTCGATCAATCGAGAGAATCCGTTGAAGCGACAACGATGATCTGGCCGCGCTCGCGGTTGGAGCAACAGCGAGGTTTCGCGCGGCCACGCGCGGCGAAGGTGCGGCGTTTCACGGGGCCGAAACAAGTCATGCCGAAAGGTGCTGGCCGCGTGGCGTCAACGCGACCGATCCTGCGCACCGAACTCTTCACCAAGCTGATCGAACGCATGGGCCGCATCTGTAGCGAGGCGACGAAATGGCCGTAAACATGGACGTGCTGTTGCAGTCGCCCATCTTCGACTTCTGGGCGGTGCCGGTCACGTTCATTCCGCTGAAATCGCAGCCGTCCACGCCGAGCTATCAGGGGCGCGGCATTTTCGGCACCTACTCCAGCGACGTGGCCGCGCTCGACGGCTCGATCTACTCCGATCAGCGCACCATCCTCGACATTCGCGAGAGCGAGTTCGCTGTGATCCCGCAGCAGAACGATCACGTCATCATCCCGCGTGATGAGAACGGCGTTGATCGCGGCGAGTGGGTGATCATCGATTCCTCGAGCAACGGCGGCGGCCAGACCATGCTGACCATCCGCAAGTACGAAACAATCATGGGCAAGGGCTACACAGCGGTCACGTGATGCCGATCTTGTACAAAGGGCAGATGTACGACGAGGCGAAGCCGCGCGGCATCTCCGACACGCAAAGCTACACGCATCTCATTCGCAACGTGTTCTTTGACGCGGTTGCGGGCGACCCGTTTTTTGCGGGCTACACCATTCGCAAGAACAAGATGCTGGCGATCCAGCACGAGCTACTGCCATATCTCGGTGTCTATCTGATCGACGAACCGATGGTGCCAGACGGCGACGGCAACGCGGGCAACATCCGATTCATTCACACGCCGCGCATCGGCTTCTCGGCGATGATTGTCAACAACGATCAGGATGCGTGCGAGACGCAACTCGACGCCATCTTCCGCCATATCGAATTGCGGTTGTGGGCCGATCCGTACATCAACAACGTGATCGACACTTACAATCCGCACACCGGCTATCAGAACCCGGACAACGTCCGCTTTGAGAGCATCGAGCGCGGCATGCGGCGCTATGTGTGGGGCAACACGTCGCTCAACAATCAGACGCCGGTCGGCGAACTGAAATACGACATCACCGTGCGTCACCGCTCCTACGAAGAGCCAGGACCGTTCGACGACTTGCTGACCATCGACATGACGACCGGCATCAAGCCCGGCGACACGCAGGAAGAGATGGCCCAGCGCCAGCAAATCCATCGCGTTTATCAGTTCGACCCGTCGAGCTTCCGGGCAAAACAGGAGTTCAAGCAGAGGAGAAATCGCTATGGCCGTTAGCAAGGCCTCGCTGCGCGGGCTTCGATTGAGAGCGCGGCTCGAAAAGATGAAGGAGGCAGTAACGCGCAAGGGTATCCGCGTCACGCCAGCCAACGACACCATGCGCAGACTGTTGCGTCACCCACATGCGGGCGGCTTCGGCAAGGAAGGCAGCGTCGAATGGCCGAATGATCGCTTCACCAAGCGCAGGCTTGCCGATGGCGACATCACAGTCGAAGAGCAACACGACAATCATCATGACGAGCGGCATCGCCGCCGTCCCCGACACGAAGAGAACAACGCCGCCTAATCGGGCGGCGTTTTTGTTTTGACAGGAGGGTTAGATGCCGATCAGTTTTGCCAACATCCCGGCAAATATAAAAGTTCCGCTATACTGGGTTGAAGTAGACCCGTCGATGGCGGGCCTGCCGACGATCAATCTGCGCTCGCTTCTGGTCGGTGTCATGACCGCCGACGGCGAAGCCACGCCAGACATTCCGGTCCCGATTGGAAGTCAGGCGCAAGCCGATCTCAATTTCGGCGAAGGAAGCGAACTCGCGCGAATGTTCAAAGCCTTCTTTGCGAACAATTGGGGTAACGAGGTTTGGGGCCTGCCCGTTGCCGAGCCTGTTTCGGCGCAAGCCGCAACCGGCGATATCACCATCAACGCGCCGCCGACTCAGGCGGGGACGATTCATCTGTACGTCGCGGGCGATAAGATTGCCGTCCAAGTCGCGACCACGGACACGGCTGCGACCATCGGTGCCGCGATTACCGATGCCATCAACGCCGACGTGTCGCTGCCCGTCACCGCGAATGCCACGGGCGGCAGCGTGACGCTGACCTCGGTGTTCAAGAGCGTGAATGCAAACGACATCAACGTGTCGCTGAATTATTACGGCTCGCGCGGCGGCGAACAGACGCCGGTCGGGCTCGACATCACAATGCCTGCGACAGGCTTCCTCGCGGGCGGCACCGGTACGCCGGACTTCTCGACGGCAATCACCAACATGGGCGAAGAGCCGTTCGAATACGTCGCGATGCCGTACACCGATTCCAATTCGATGTTCGATTGGGATCAAGAATATGGCTTCACAGATCAAGGCCGCTGGGGCTGGCAGCGCGAATTGTTCGGCCATGTGTTCTCAGCCAAGCGCGGCACCTACTCGGCGCTGATCACGTTCGGCGACACGAACAACAGCGGCGTCGAGTCCGTCATGGCTTTCGAAATGGGTAGCCCGTCGCCGACTTTCGAATGGGCAGCGGCCTATACCGCGAAGGCACAGCGCGCGCTGATCAACGATCCGGCACGTCCGCTGCAGGCGCTGACGCTCAATCAGATCAAGTCTGCACCGCTCCATCAGCGGTTTGAGTTTGACGAGATAAACACGATTGCGCTGCACGGGCTCGCGATTCAGAAAGCTGGACCGGACAATCAGCCGATGATCGCCCGAGAGCAGACCACGTATCAGGTCAATCTCTATGGTCAGCCTGACGACGCCTATGAACTCGTGACGACACTGGCAACGCTTGCCAAGCTTCTGCGCAATCAGAAGCACGCGATCACCTCGAAATTCCCGCGTCACAAGCTGGCCAACGACGGCACCAAGTTTGGACCGGGTCAAGCCATCGTCACTCCCGGCATCATCAAGGCCGAACTGATTAATCAGTACCGGCAGGATATGTACGTGGGTCTCACGGAGGATATTTCGTCATTCAAAAGGAACCTTTTGGTCGAAAGAGACCCGAATGACCCGAACCGGGTCAACGTGCTCTATCCACCCGATCTGATCAATCAGCTGCGAATCTTCGCAGTGCTGGCGCAATTCCGTCTGCAGTACGACCGCGGAATCGACACGCAGATCATTGGCGTGCCGCAGCCACCGTTCAACGCGGCGTCGGGCCTCTAACCCTTCCACACAACCAGCCTGCATCAACCGCGCCACTCGCGCGGCTTTTGGTGCTGGCCAACCCGAAAGGAGACTGATCAATGGCTCAGCAAGTAGCAGGTACTGCCTTTCTGACGGTGGACGGCACGCAACTCGCGTTGCGCGGCAACTTCACCGTCAGTCCGTCGCCGGTCGAGCGCACGATGATCGCAGGCCAGGACGGCGTCCACGGCTATCAAGAATTGCCGCGCGTGCCGTACATCGAGGGCGATCTCACGACGATGCCAGGATTCTATCTGGAAGACTTGCTGCAGGAAACGGACGTGACCGTTGTCGCGCAGCTGGGCAACCGGATGCAGTACATCCTGACCGGCGCAACGTGCAAAGGCGGCTTCGACAACAACACCCGCGACGGTCAGGTGCGCGTGCGTTGGGAAGGCCTGACCTGCGAGGAGGTTAGCCTATGAACCAACAGCCGAAACGCGAGGGCTTCGTTGAAGCGGACGGCGACCATAAGGTGATCGACGGCAAGGTGATCGATGCCGAGCCACGACGACCACGCACGGTGCCACCGCCCGAGATTGAGCCCTCGCCCGCTGAGGTGCCGACGACCGGCGATGAGACGCAATGGCCGATGACGATCAAACTCGTCAACAAACAAATCCGCAACAACAAAGGCGAGAAGATTAGCGAGATCACGCTGCGGGAGCCGCGAGCCGGTGACATCAACCGCTACGGCAATCCGGTGCGGTTCACTGGCGAAGGCGATCCGATCTACGACGAACGCAAGATGACGTACATGATTGCCGCGCTCGCAGACATCCTCGTGCCGTTCATCGAGGAGATGCATCCACGCGATTGGAATACGGTGGCGCTGAGATTGCGCAATTTTTTTCTTCCCGATCCTCGGGCTTGGTAGGCAGCGAGAACGACATCATTCTCGATTGCTACCAGCTGGCGCATTTCTATCACATCAGTCCCGAGGTCTTTCTCAACATGCCGTTGAGCGACGTGTACATGCATTTGGTGCGCTCGCAAGAGATGAACCGGCGTAGACAACAGCAGACGAGCAGCGATGACGAATAATGCCTGACCAACAGGAAGAGCTAAAACTTGTCGTCACGCTGGTCGATAATGCGTCGGCTGGCCTCGACAAAATCTCGGAGAAGGTGAAAGACCTCGGTGGGACGGAGATAAAAAATGCGCTTGAGCAACACAAGCGCCAAGGCAACGAACTGCAGAAAATGATCAAGGATTTGCAGGGCGGTTTTGAAGACGCCTTCAAATCCATCGGTGCGTTTCGGATCGCATTGATCGGTGCCGCTGGCTCTCTCGGTTTTCTCGGCATGGAGATTATTCGGCAGAACGCCGAACTCCGAAAATGGGGCGAGGAGTTGCGCGGCATCTCGCAGGCCGCCAAGGGCATGGGCATCAGCGCCGCCGAACTGAAGAACATGATCAGTCAGTTCGGCGAAGTTGGCGTCAGCGCGGAAAGCGTGACGGCAAACGTCAACCGCATGTCAGGAGCCATCGCGAATCTGTTGCGCGAAGGCAGCACGGTGCGGCAGCAATTGATGGAAGCGGCTGGCAATGATCCGCAACGCATCCGCAACATGCAGACATTCATTGATCAGCTTACGCACGCGCACAGCATCCAAGAGCAGTACAACATCCTCGCCAAGGCTTGGTATAATATCGTTGACGAGGGGATCAGGGCGGGCAAGACCGCGCAGCAGGCAACCGACGACGCCAACAAAGCCTTGGGCGTGTTCTGGAACAAAACCATCGCCGCCCGCAAGCAAGTCGAGGTGATGGACGAGAACGAGCGTCGGCGGCAACAGGAGAGGATTCGCGCGGGCGAGGAGCTGGCGAACCTCTGGGGCAAGATTGATTCCGAGATCAGCGAGATCATCGAAACCCTAAAAACACCGATGTTCGACGTTGCCATCGCTGGCGCGAAAGTCTTGCTAGGCGTCGTGCAGTCCATCGGCGAGATCATGCGCAAAATCCAAGACGACAAATTGCTGTCGCCGCCGGAGGCTGGCAAGTCAATACAGGAGAAGTTCGCACCATTCAGAAACGCGCCATTCTTTCCCGGTAGTGCAGGCGAAGAGCAGAAGAGATCGACCGACGAGAACACTGATCAATTGAAGCGACTGAATGAGTCGTTTGAGTTCTTCAAGCAGCCGTCAGCGTATTCAGGTGGTGGTTTCAATCGCTCGATGGTGCAGAACGCCAATTTCACCACAGGCGGATCGCAAGGCTATAGCGGTGGCGGCGGCTATGGGCCGTTCGGCGGCGGTGGCGGCTTTGGCGGTGTACCGGGCGGTGGCGGCTCATACGGCAGCGGCTCAGGCGGCTACGGTGGCGGCGGTGACTCTCCCTATGGCGGTAGCACGGGCGGCGCGACGGGCGGGCCTGAGAGCGGCGCTATGGGCGATCCCAGCGTGCCGTCCGACATTCTCAGCAGGGCGAAAAGCGTCGCGCTGTCGGGCGGTCCAGATGCCGTCTCGCAATTCATGGCGAGCCAAGGCTATCCCAAGGCTGGCGCGTGGTGCGGCGAGTTCGCGGCCTCGGTGGTTAAGTCGGTCGGCGGCACACCTCCATCGGGCGCGGCGGTCGCTTCGAACTGGCGCAATTGGGGCAATCCTGTCGAGGGTGCGCCGCAGCCGGGAGACATCGCGGTTCGCAGGGGTGCGGCAACCGGCGCGACGGGAAGCCATGTCACGATTGTTTCGGGCGTCGATCCGCAGACCGGCACGTTCACCGGACTCGGCGGCAATCAGGCAGGCGGGCGTCTGACTTCCTCGCAGTTTCCGTTGCGAGGCTACACGTTCCGCCGTTCTGGCGATCCGCCCAACGGACAGGTCGCAGGCGCTGGCACTGGCGCGGGCGCGGGTCAGACGCCAGCGGGCGTCAGTGACGCAATTAGCTCGACCGCAGGCACGGCGGGAATGGACGAGGCGCATTGGCGAGCCATCGCCTCGATTGAAAGCGGGCTCGATCCAGGCAGCAACTACAACCGACGCACGCAATACAAGGGATTGTTTCAGATCAACCAAGACGAACTTGGCGGGCGCGGCAATATCTACAATCCGCAGACCAATGCCGAGGCAGCGGCGTCGGTTGCAGCGAGCAACAACGCTTGGTTCAAGCAACGCTTTGGCCGCGATCCGACGCCGACCGAAACCTACATGATGCATCAGCAAGGTCGCGGCTTCTATTCGCGCGGCACGATGACCAACATCGCAGGCAATCCCTATCCTGGCATGCGCGGGCCGCAGACGCATGAATCGTTTGAAGCTGGATGGGGCCGCGAGATCGAGAGACGCGCAGACGCCGCGCGCAGAGGACTCGCGCAGAGCAACGAAACCAAGGTCAACGGCACCGGCAAGATCACCGTCGATGTGAACGCACCGAAGGGCACCAAGGTCGGGGCCGAGGGCGGCGGCTTGTTCAAGGACACTGAGATCAACAGGCAGACGCAAATGGAGCCCGCGCGGAAGTCCAATAACACGAGCCAGAGCGGCGACGAGATTCTATCAATATGAGCACGATCTACGAAGCCAATCCAACCGCAGCGTGGCGCGGTGATCTGATGCCTGCATTCTTTCGGCAGGCGCGCTTTCACTGCGAGATGAACGCGAGAGAAAGCGGGCGGCGCATTGTTGAACACGAGTTCCCGAAAAAGGATTTGCCCTACGCCGAAGACATGGGCCGACACTATCGCGAGTTCACCATTCGCGGTTATTGCATGGTCTTTCCGCGCGATGAGGACACCCTCTTCCAGATCGATTATCGCAAGCCGCGCGATGCGCTGATTGAAGCGTTGGAATCGGAGGGTCCGGGCATGCTGCAATTGCCGACCCAGCCGCAACAGCAAGTGGTTTGCACGCGCTATCGGCTCACCGAGGAAGAGAAGTTCGGCGGCTACTGCACCATCGACATGACGTTTCAGGAGTACGGTGTTGATCCGTTAATCATGGTCGCGCCGCCGAACACAGCCAACGTGCTGCAGGGCATGGCGGCGCAGCTGCGCAGCCAAGTGCAGCGCGCGCTCGCACCTCCGAATCCATCCATCGGCACGGGATTGCCGGTATGAAACGCGGCGACGTAGACGAAGCCGCGCCCATTGTGGATCGCATGCTGGCCATGCTTGTGTCGTTCGTCCCCGCGAAGGGCCGCGCCGGCGTCGATGTGCGAACCGCCGTTGGCGACACGTGGGCGCACGCGCGCAAGCTCTGCACCGATGACACGCTGGGACCGCCGCTCGACAACTGCTTTGAACAGGCGAAGCTTGCGGGCATCACGTGGCAGCAACTTGAGACGGTGCGCCGATCCGTTGACGCGGAAGTGGTGACGACGCTGGGCGGCGCGCTGGTCAAAAATTGCGGTGTGCGGCTTTGCCTCGCTGTGACGGCGGAGATCGTCTCAGCCATGACGTTCGTCAGCCGTCAGCAAGTTGACACACTCAAGTCGCAGCTGCAGCAACCGTTTCAGGACGCCGAGGAAGTCGCCGCCGACGACATGGATCAGATGACGTTCCAAACTCTGATCGCAACCCACGGCGCGCTGACCAATCATCTCGTGCAAAACGCTCTGCCGTTGCCGCGCATGCTGCAATACAGGTTCTATTCCGTACTGCCGAGCTTGGTGCTGTCCTATCGGCTTTACGATGACGCCTCACGCTGCGACGAAATCCGCGACGAAAACAAGATCGTACATCCGGCTTTCTGCCCGTTGCAGGGCTTGGCGCTGTCGGCGTGAACGGGCCAGCGCACCAACGCATCGAACTGTGTCTCAGCTTCGCAAACGCACTGCGGATTTGCGAGATTGAACCGCCGCCGAAAATCTTGGCGGTGCTCACCATCACCTATGACCGCTTCACCATCACCGCAAAAGGAGATGTTATGTACACGCTGCCCGTAGACAAAATGGTCAAGATGCAGGTCGCTTATGTGGACGCCGAAGGCAATCCAGCGGCTGTCGATGGCGACGTGACATGGGAGTCGAGCGACGACACAATTGTGAAGGTGACGCCGGAAACGGGCGATTCAACAATCGTCACCGTTTTTCCAGAGGGGCCGGTCGGGCAAGTGCAGATCACGGCGACCGCCGATGCCGATCTTGGCGCGGGCACAAGCGAACTGATCACCGTCTGCGATATCCAGATCGTGGCGGGCGAAGCGGTCGCGGGCACCATCGCGCCGGTCGGCGAACCGACAGACAAGCCATAAGCGAGGCAATGCCTCGTATTTGCCGCCATGGTGAAACCAACCGAGGAAGCCGTTCTGATCGTCAACGGCAGGGAGTTTCGCGATTGGGAGTCGGTATGGGTGCAGCGTCGCTATGGCGACTCCTGCACCCTGTTTCGCTTCACCGCTGCTGAGCGCGATCCAATCTTCAATCAGCAAGGCTTTCCGCTGTGGGAGAAACTGCAGTTCAAACCCGGTGATCTCTGTACGGTGCTGATGGCGGGGCAACTCGCTGTCACCGGCTTTATCGAGACGCGCCAGGTTGCCTACAACGCTACGCAGCACGGCGTGCAGCTGGACGGCAAGAGCTATTCCGCCAACGCCGCCAAGTCGAGCGTTGATACCAAGACAGGATCATTCGACGGCAAGAACATCCTGCAGGTTGCGCAGGAAGTCTGCGCGCCCTACGGCGTCGGCATCAAGGTGATTGGCTCACTCGATCTGACGCCGTTCAAAAAGCTGCAGAACGAAAAAGGCGAACTGGTCTGGGATTTCCTCGAGCGCATCGCACGACCGCGTGGCGTCGTCATGGGCTCTGACCATCTCGGCAATTTCCTGATGATTGGCGAGCATGCAGGATTGGTCGTCGATCAGTTGGTCGAAGGCTACAACATCAAAGCCTGCCAATGCGTGATCACGCATAAGGATATCCACCTCGACGTCAACGTTGCTGCGCAGGGTCCAGGCGACGATCAATTCAACGGCCCGCAAGCCAACGAGATGACTGCCGACGTGGCGACGAGCGTTGCGCGCGTGCTCTACAGCAAGATCATCGTGCCGATGGAGCATCCGCCAACCTCGCAGGCCGAAGTGCAGAACCGCGCGAACTACGAGCGCATGTGGAAGGACGGCACGCTGATCAATTGCACCATCGTCACGCAGGGATGGTTGCGCGCCGGCAATGCATTGTGGGAAGCGGGTGACCACGTGCACGTCAATTCGCCGATGGTGATGCTCAATCAGGCGATGGGAATCCAGAACGTGACGTTCACCCAGGATAATCAGAACGGCACACAGACCACGCTCGATCTGGTCAATCCAGAGGCGTTGCGCGGCAGCCCAAACGTTGATGTAGGGAGTTGAAGATGCACCGGGCGACGCCACTCAACACATCGTTTCGGTCGTACACGGCGGGCGGCTCGCGCAGCGTCGTCAAGGAAGTGGACGATAAGAAGCTCATGCAATCCATGAGCGGCAACATCATGCACAACGAATCGCGCGAGGATGTTGAGGCCCCGCAGAACTATGGCTTCACATCCGTGGTGTTCGACGCCGAGAAAGATCAGATGGGGAAGATGCAGGGCGCGGAAGTGGCGCATGGTTTCTTGGGCGGCAATCGTTCCTATCCGGTTGCTGGCGCAATGGATGATCGTCGGCATCGGCTGTTCAAGCTTGAGAAGGGCGATAGCGCGATGTTTCGCGGGCGCGGCGACAAGCAGCAATTCCACATGACGAAAGACGGCGGCTTCTGGACCGCGCCGCAAGACAAGACCGTCCGCATGCAACTCGTGCAGAAGGATTCTGAGAGCAATTCGACGCAGCAACAGGGCGGTCAATCCGGAGGCGGCGGCGCGAGTCTCAGAGAGGCGGCCCAGCTGGTAGAAGGCACGTTGATGCCTGATGGCAAGCGCTTGCCGAGGGCGACGTTGTTGGATGATGCAGGCGGCGGTGGCGGTCAGAGCGGAGGTCAGCAACAGCAACAGAACAAGGGCCAGGAGGCGCTTTACAAGGACGGCCAGAAGTCGCCGATGTTCGTTGACGTGACGAAAGACGCAACCCGCGCGTCGGGCAAGGAAGTCCACATCATGCTCGACGACGGCAAAATCTACGCGCACATCGTCGGCAAGGAAGTCTATCTCGGCGGCAAGAAAGGCGAAGGCACGTTCGGGCGCGTCGGCACCGACAAAGGGTTGTCCGTCAACGTCTACGCCAAGGTGGGCTGATCATGCCTACCTATAACGTCCCCGACATTCGCCTCGTCCAAAACAACGTCTTTCCGAACTACGAGGTGACGGTCGATTGGTTGCTGTTGCCTAACGGCACGCTCGACGATACGCAGGCGCTAGCAACCGCTGTCATCGTGGCGCTGGGCACCAACGCGCTCGCAGACGAAGACGACATCCTGCCCGATCCCGATTCGACGGATCGCTGCGGATGGTGGGGAGATATGGATGCCGGGCTGATCTGGAATGGCTGGCCCATCGGCTCAAAGCTGTGGCTGTTGCGCCGCTCCAAGATCATCCCAGCATCGCGGGGCCAAGCATCCACGCAGGCCTTGGTCAACAGCTACATCCGTGCCGCGATCCAACCTTTCGTTGATCGCAAGATTTGCTCCGGCGTCGACGTTTGGACGACTCGAGTCAATTCGCAACGCATTGACGCGCTGGTCCGTATCTATCGCGGCCCCGAGCGCGAGATTGAATTGCGCTATCAGATGCTCTGGCAAGCGATGGTGGGCTGATGCCTTGGTCAACGCCAACTCTCCGCGACGTTCGCGTACTGGTCCGCGACTCGGTCGATGCCTCGCTGCCGGGAGCGGATGCGAATGTGCCCAACAGCGTGCTCCGTGTTCTGTCCGACAACCAAGGCGCGCTCTGCCATCTGACGCTCCAATACATCGATTGGCTTTCGCTGCAGCTGTTGCCTGACACGGCGGAAACCGAATGGCTCGACCGGCACGGGCAAATCTGGCTGGTCAACGCGGACGGCTCGACGGGCCGCAAGATGGCGACGCTGTCGCAAGGCATCGCGAGCTTTGTCGGACAGATTGACGGCACCGTCGTGCCAGCGGGCACGCAGCTGCAGAGCGGTGCACAGGCCTCGCCGGACTCGATCTACGGCGGGGCCTTCATTCGAAGTGCTCGACGACATCACAGTGTCATTGGCCGCGCCGGTCGAAGGGCAAATCCGCGCGCTCGATCCCGGCAGCGTCGGCAACCTGCCAACCGGCAGCACACTCGCAATCACGCCGGCGATTCCCGGAGTCGTGACGCAAGTCACCGTCGTCGATCTCACAGGCGGCACCGACACCGAGACCGACGACGAGCTTCGGGCACGCATCCTGCAGCGGATTAGAAACCCGCCCATGGGCGGCGATCTGGCCGACTATGTCGCATGGGCCTTGGCCGTTCCGGGCGTCACACGGGCCTGGGCGGGCGTTGAGCAGGGCATCGGCACGATGACCGTCCGATTCATGATGGACGATCTCAGGGCCGACAATGACGGCTTCCCCGAGCCGGAGGATATCGCAGCGGTCGGGGCCTATATCGACAAGATGCGACCGGTCACCGTGAAGGAATGCTTCACGTGCGCGCCGATCAAGCAATTCATCGACGTACAGATCACCAACCTCGTGCCCGACACCGACGAGTGCAAGGCCGAGATTGAACAGCAGCTGCGCGACATGCTGTTCAAGGTGGCCGCGCCGGGACAAACGATCTTCGCCTCGTGGATCAACTACGCGATCATGAGCGCGCCAAGCGTGGTGTCCCATCGGCTGGTCAACGACGAAGATCAGATCATGCAGGCACCGGGCTACATGGCGGTGCTTGGAACGATTTCTTATGTCTGACCGCCATCTGCGCCGCTCCGGCAGCGACTACCGGGACGCGTTCCTTGAGCTATTGCCGCAAGGTCCCGCGTGGCCCAAGCACGCGCTCGAAAGCGTGCTGTGGCAAACCTGCGATGGGCTCTGCAACTATTGGGGATACGTTGACGGTCGGGCCGCCGATCTGTTGGAGCGCGAGAGCGATCCGCGATCAACCGTCGAGTTACTGCCGGATTGGGAACGTAATTGGGGATTGCCCGATCCCTGCTACAGCGCGCCGCAGACGATAGCCGAGCGACAGGCCGAGCTTGTCGCGCGCATGACGATGGTCGGCTCGCAGTCGCGGCAGTTCTACATCGATTTCGCCAAGCGTCTCGGCTACGACATCACCATCAGCGAGTACGAGCCTTGGACGGTGGGCTGGGATGTTTGCGGTGACGGTCGCGTTTATGGCGACGGCACCTTCATGCAGGATCAGTGGGGCCGCCCGATCTGCAATCCTCTCGGCTTGCCAGTGCAGAACGGCGAACTCAGCGAGTGGCCGAACGACGGCTTAGGCCCGGAAGAGAATCGCTACTACTGGACGGTTCACGTCTCAGGCAAAGAGTTGATGTGGTTTCGCTGCGCCAGCGGACAGACGGGCGTCGATCACCATCTGGAATTTGGCATCCCCGAAGATTTGGAATGCATCCTCAACCGGTGGAAGCCTGCTCACTCGCAAATCATTTTCGATCTCGGCGGCTTGACTGATCCCGACGACCCGATGCTTGGGACTCCTTAGCGATTTCCTTCACCTCCGACCTGAAACACGGCGGCCCCGTCGCGCGGGGAAACCGTAAGAGGACGCGCGCATGAAATACAATCAGCCTTATGGCATGAGCGATCCAAACGCGCCCTATGTCAACGGTGATCCGTCAGTAGGTTTGCGCGGCTCGATTCCTCCCGCAGCATCCATCGAGTTTCCACAGCGCGAACTCGTCAACTTTTTCCTCAACAATGGTTTGACGCCTGACAACGCCGATCTCAATCAACTCTGCAAGGGCGTGCAGGCCGGCATCATGCATTACGCCGTGGATGCTGGCACCAAGAACAATCTGCAATGCGTGATGGTGCCCGCGCCAGGCAAATACTACGACGGCATGTTTGTGTTTGTGGTGCCCGCGTTCACCAACGATGGGCCGTCAACGATCAACCTCAACAGTATCGGCCCCAAGAACATCGTGAGACGCGGCGGCGGTGCTACACAGGCTGGCGATCTCCCGCAGGGCTATAAGTCACTGCTTTGCTACAGCGCGCTGCATGCCAATTTTGAACTCTATGGCATGAACTTCACTACGTCGGGCTTTCTGCCGATCCTGACTGCCAATACGACATGGTATGTGAACGCCTCAACCGGCGACGATACGCTGTACGACGGCACATCGCCGACGATCTCAGGCCCGCATGGTCCGTTCAAGACCAGCAAGAAGGCGGTCAACACCATCTTCACCTACGGCCCAAGCGTCTACAACGCGACGGTTCAGGTTGCGGCTGGCACCTATCCCGAAGCGGTCACCATTCCGGGCAAGGTTGGTCCAACAACCATCATCAATGGCGCTGGCAGGACGGCTACCTTCGTCACTGGCGCAAACAATCTGCACACGTTTCAAGTCAGTGGCGGCAACACACTCTATGTTCAGAATTTGTTCGCTTCGACCGGCACGGGCGCGGGACCGCCGTGCTGCTTCCTATCGCAACCCGGTGGCACGATTGTTTGTGAAAACACCGCGAGCGGTAACGCTGCGTTCGACATCTTCGAAGCCTATGGCGGCTTCACCGTTTGGAATAATCACACCTTCAACGCCGGCTCGTCATGTCAGTTTGCAATCGGTTCTTACTTTGGCGGCTTCACTGGCTGCGGCCAATTCAAGACGATGACGTTCTTGGGCGCGTTCTCTTGCTACGCATTTGTTGCGTGTCATTCGAACGGCTCGCTCGAACTTCCGTCGCCCGGTTGGCCGACGTTCGTCAATCCCGGCTTTTGCAGCGGGAATAAGTGGCTCGCGCAAGCGAACGGCGTCATCAATACGCAGGGTCAGAGCGTCAACTTCTTCCCCGGCAGCGCCGGGTACGTCCAAACCACTGGCGGGCAGTACGTCTAAGGAGAGGCAACAATGCCGAGCGTTTTCAATTCCGCTGATTGGTATTGGCAGATCAACTCCGTCAGCACCACGCTGGTCTACGGCTCGGCGCGCAACATCTATGTCGATCCGTCAACCGATGTGGACTACGGCAATTGGGTTACAAACACCGGCATGTCGCCCTACCCGGCAGAGAGCGAGGCTGATGTTTGGTTCTACGTGCAAGAGATTCTGCCGACGTGGTACTACGACGTTACGACCGACATGATGTCGCAACCGGCAGAGGGCCAATACTACAAAGGCCAACTCGACAACTACAATTCGCTCACGCGTTTCAATCATGTCAACGCAGGCATGGTTGCGGCTGGCGTGCCGGTCAGAACCGACGACTACTCGCGCGGATTGATCCAGGGCGCTAACGCGCAGGCACAAGCTGATCCGACATTCACGACCAAATGGCTAGGATCGGACGGCAACACGTACACACTCGATGCTGCTCAAACAATCGAGATGGCGACGACGGTCGGCACTCACACCAATGACTGCTACACGGTGTTTGCCGATCAGTCGAACAAGATTCTCACCAACGTCACGACGCAACCGTCGCAAATCGATGATGCCTACGTGGGGCTGTAATGGCTATCGTCAACATCACCGTCGAAAACGACGCCGATTTCTATCGAAGCTTTGTCTATCAGACGACAAAAGGCGTGCCGATTGATCTGACCGGCTGCTCGATGGTGATGAAGCTGCGCCGTCGCGCCGAGGACGCAACCGCGTTTCTCACGCTCTCGACCGATACGGGCGAGATCACCATCACCAATCCATCAGGAGGACAATTCACAATCCTGATCGTGCAGGACGATTTGCTCGAGCTATCGCTTGGGCCGTATGAGCAGTCGCTGATCCTGACCATCAACGGTGTGAAGAAAAAGCTCTGGTCAGGCTCGCTTGTGGTTGAAGCAGGTCCGTCGCGATGAGCAACGTCAGTCTGTCTCCGAGCGGCGACGTTGAAGTTATTGCCGACATCGGCGAAGTTGAAATCCTGCAGGACCCGCTCGCTGGCGACGTTCAAGTTGAGGACGAGGACGTTGTCACCGAGATCATAACCGGTGATCAGGGTCCGCCAGGACCGCGCGGCAATTCGGTGCTCTATGGTCGCGGCGCTCCGGTCATGACGACGGGAGTCAACGGCGACTTCTACATCGATCTGAACACGGCCCTGATGTATGGGCCGAAAGCGGGCGGCACGTGGCCGCCCGGTTTTTCTTTGATTGGCCCTATCGGCCCGCGAGGCCCTGTTGGTCCGCAAGGCCCGGTCGGCGCACCGGGCAACACCATTCGCAACGGCTCAGGCCCGCCCGATCCCGCGCTTGGCGTTGCCGGTGATTTCTATATCGACACGACCAATCACACGATCTACGGCCCAAAGAGCAACACCGTCGTAGGCTGGGGCTCGCCAACTTCAATCATCGGTCCAGCTGGTCCAGCTGGTCCCGTTGGTCCGAGTGGCCCGCCGCCGTGGTCCTCGCCTCCAGTCCCTTGGCAGACGAACACGGCTTACACGCTGGGGCCGCCCGCATCCTTGGTGACAAATTCCGGCGCGTCCTACGTGCCGACCGTTGGCCATATCTCGGGCGTGGACTTCGCGGCTGATCTCGCAGCGGGATTGTGGGCGTTGGTCGCGGCGGCGGGCTCACCGGGCGATGCCATCGCGCAGGTCTATGTTGGCGACACACCGCCAACCGGCATCCAGAACAATTCGCTGTGGTGGAACACCACGGACGGTTGCCTGTACGTCTACTACTTCGACGGTGACAGCCATCAATGGGTGATCGCCGCACCCGTCCCCGATCTCGCTGGCTATCTGCAATTGGCTGGCGGCACCATGACCGGGCCAATCGTGCTCGCTGCCGATCCAACCGCGAGCAATCAGGCCGCAACCAAGAACTACGTCGATCTGCATTCGGGCGGCATTGCCGACGCGCCGAGTGATGGCAAGAGCTACGGCAGATTGAATGGCGCGTGGACGCAGGTGCTGCCGATCACGGGCGGCACGCTCACCGGGCTGCTCACACTGAGCGGTGCGCCAACTTCCAATCTTCACGCCGCAACCAAGCTGTACGTTGACCAGCACGCGTTCACCGAAGCGCCAATCGACGGCTTCGATTACGGCAGAGCGAACGGTGCGTGGGACAAGGTTGTCCCGCTGCAAGGCGGCACCATGACGGGTTTGCTCACCTTGAGCGGCGACCCGGTCAATCCGCTGCAGGCTTGCACCAAGCAATATTCGGACCTGAAAGCACCGCTTGCTTCGCCCTCATTCACGGGCAATCCAACCGCGCCGACGCAGGCGGTTGATGACAACGACACGTCGATAGCAACCACGGCTTTCGTCATCAATCAAGCAAGCGCGGCGGGCGACGGTTTGCCCGCGATGAACGGCACAGCTGCTCGCGGCGTATCAATACATTGGGCTCGCGCCGATCACGTCCATCCGAGCGACACGACGAAAATTGGCGATGCGCCTGCCGATGGAAACACCTACAGCAGAAAAAACAATGCGTGGGTCGTCGGCGGTGGCGCGCAGGTTTATGTGCAGGATACTGCGCCACTGACCACGGTGCCTGCCGGTTCGCTGTGGTGGCAATCCTCAACTGGCTTGCTGTTTTTGCTGTACAACGACGGCAACAGCACGCAGTGGGTGTTCGCTGGCAACACGCTGCCGAATGCCAACCCGGTGATGTATGTGGCGGGCGGTCGCTTCCAGTGGTCGAGCGCGACGCAATGCATCTTGCAGCCCTACAAGGGCGACGCGATCCGCATTCAAGGATTGATCTATTCCATTCCTGCCGCTGGCGTCACAATCAGTAACGCGACCTTAGCTGCGACCACGTTTTATTATTGTTATGCCTTTATCAGTGGCGGCGCGATTGCGTTGGAATGGTCCACGACCGGGCACTCATACGACACCACTCCCGGTAACGTTGGCACTGAAATCAAGACCGGTGATCCTTCGCGCACACTGGTTGGATGCGTCTTCACGGGTGGAGGGGCTGTATTCAACAACTCGGCAAACTATCGCAGCGTTCGCTCGTGGATGAACCGGCGCAGTGAAGCAATGACTTCTTCACCGCTTGGCTCGAACACGGCGATTGGATCGAGCTATGGCACCTTCACGGGCAATTTATCGTTCGCCTCATGGGCAAATGAAATGCTGCAGTTCACTAGCTCGCTGCAATATTTCAACGCGACGGCTGGTGTGATTCTCACCGCAGCGTGCTGGCTCGATGGCGGCGTGGCTGGCAATACTGCCGTGATCAACACCGATGGATCGAGCCGCGTCAATCCCGCTGGGTCTCCAACGGCTGGCCTTATGCTCACCGAGGGCGGTCACAACTGCTACGCGGCGATGAACATCAACACCGGCTCAGGCACGGCCTATTCCGCATGCCAGTGCGCCGGCTTGCTTACGGAGTGATGCGTGGCGCTCGATTTCCCATCACCGCCATCGGTCGGGCAGATTTATCCGAATCCTGCAGTGGCAGGCGTGCCGCAATGGCAATGGGACGGCTCCGAATGGAAGCCGATGTTTCAGAGTTCGCTTCCGCAATTGAGTTGCAAGGTCACGCAGTTTCTTGCGAGCGGCCCATACACGCCGACAGTAGGCACGCAGTTTGCAATCTTCGAAGCCGTTGGCGCTGGCGCGGGGGGTGGCGGTGTCGCGGGTGTCGCGACAACCAACGCATATAACGGCGGTGGCGGTGGCGGCGGCGGCACCTATGCGCGCAAGCTGCTCACGATAGCGCAGATCGGTGCGGGCGGCACCGTCACGGTTGGTGCAGGCGGCAATGGCGGCGCGGCGGGTGCCAACCCCGGCGCTGCGGGCGGTGCCACGTTCATTGCGATTGGCGGCACGAATTGGTGTCTCGCACCGGCAGGCTCACAGGGTAACGGCGTCAGCGGCGTTGCCAGCTTCGGCCAAGGCGGCGCGGGCGGCACCGTTGGTCAAAACTGCGATTTCTTTATTCAAGGCCAAGCGGGCGGCAATGCCTTCTACACGCCGGGCACGTCGCAATCCGTCTACATCGCATGTAACAACGGCGGCAATTCCGGTTGGGGCGGCGGTGGCGGCAAGACGACCACTCCCGGTGCCGGGGCCACGAGCGTCGGCGCAGCCGGCGTCGGCTATGGCGGCGGCGGTTCGGGCGCGAACTTCCAAGCGGTTGGCGCGAACGCGGCGGGCGGCAAAGGCCAAGACGGCATGATGCTCGTCACCGAGTTCGGCTTCTTCGGCTCGCCAGTGCCGCAAGGCATCACGCGCATCAATCAGATCAGGATCACGGCGACGGGCACCTATGTGCCGTCACCCGGCTTGATCATGGCTTGGGTGCGCGGTGTCGGCGGCGGTGGCGGCGGTGGCGGCGTTCTCATTCCGAGCGGCACGAATAGCTATGCTGGCAGTGGCGGATCGAGCGGTGGCTATTCCGAGAAGTGGTGCACGGCGGCGGATATCGGCGTGTCGCAAGCCGTGACCATCGGCGCGGGAGGTGTAGCCGGCGTTGCAGGCACGAGCAACGGCGGTGCGGGTGGTCAAACATCATTCGGCTCGCTCCTCGTTGCGAACGGTGGACCGGGCGGCATCTATGCCAGCAACACGCAAGTGCCGACAACGCCAGCGGGCGCGGGTGTGGGCATTGGCGATATCGCGATGCCGGGCAATCCCGGCGAGAAAGGCGGATGGACCGCCACATCAACCACGACGGCACTCGGCGGCAGCGGCGGCGCATCGCACTTCGGCGGCCCCGGTGTCGGCGGCGCGGGACAGAGCAGCGGCGCGGCTGGCTTTAGCGCAACCGGCTATGGCTCAGGCGGCGGTGGTGGTGCCATCATGGGCATCACCGGCAACGTCAACGGCGGCGCTGGCATGCAGGGTGTCGTCTTCGTCACCGAATATTTGGCGTTCTGACATGGCTTTCAATTTTCCAAACTCACCAACGGTCGGCGACAAGTATCCAGTGAGTCCGGGGCCGGGTGTGCCGCAGTACACGTGGAATGGTCAGATGTGGACGACGCACGGCGTCTCGCCGCCCGGTCCTGGCAAGGTGCCTGTGTGGACGGACGGCAGCAATCCGATGACGGCGCAGCTGACGCTGTTCGCCGATCCGGTCGGGGCGAACGATGCAGCGCGCAAGGCTTACATCGATAACCATGCGCCGCTCGCAGGCAGCGTGCGCTATGACGTGGCGCAGACGCTGACGAGCGGGCAGCAAGCACAGGCACAAAACAACATCGGCCTTACGAGTCTCGTGCCGACAGGCACGGTGATGTTGTTCTATCAGGCTGCAGCACCAACCGGATGGACAAAGCTTACGACGCAAAACGACAAGGCACTGCGGGTTGTGAGCGGGTCCGGTGGTGTTGCAGGCGGCACCAATCCGTTTTCGACGGTGATGGCCCAAACCGTCACCGGCAATCATACGTTGACGCGTGCGGAGATGGCGGCAGGCATCACGTCGAGCGCAGCCAACACCATCACGGTCTACATCGGCGGCAACTCTAGCAACTATGCTCCGATCAGTACCGGGGGCTGGCTCACCGGACACTCCGATGGCACAGGTGGCCATGCGATTGCAGAGGGAGCGGCAGCCATCAGCTACGCAAGTTACAGTCAATGGGCCAACACGATCTCGGTCACGTCGAACAACACGGGCGGCGGCGCGCACAATCATCCGATCACGATGGACATCGCCTATTGCGACGTGATCTTAGCGAGCAAGAACTGATGCCACAGCCAATCCCGCGCGCGACCGAAGGCCAGGTCTGTCCTCTGCACAAGCAGGACGTGAGCGAAGTCTGTCACAAGTGTCCGTGGTGGACGCGGATCGTTGGCAAGAATCCGCAGAGCGAAGAGATCATCGACAACTGGCACTGTGCGATTGCGGTGTTGCCGATGCTGTTGGTCGAGAATGCGCAGGTCAGTCGGCAGACGGGCGCAGCGGTCGAGAGCATGCGCAACGACGTTGTTGCAAGTGCAACAGAGATGGTTTCGACGGCAATCCAACTCAGCAACGGTCAACGGCTTATTGGGAGACACTGATGCGAGTCACGATCCTTCCGGCTGACAACGTCATCTTCATCGACGGCAAGGGCAAAGCCCTCAACTGCATGACGCTGCGCTCCAAGCAAATATCGTTCGTGCGTTGGCACGGTAGCCGAGGTGAGATCAGATATGCCGACGGAGGCGAACGCACGTTCCGAAAAACTGACAAGTTCATGGTCGCCGTTGGCTTCTCGCTGCAAAGCCTGATCGACCAAGCGAAGCCGTTCAAATGACGCGCGTCTCAATTGTTGTCGAAGACGACATCATCGTCATCGATAAAAAGGTGATGACGGTCGATTGTGCGCCGCTGCGCTCAAACCGGATCAGCGCCATTCAATGGTACGGCGACCATGGCGAGATCGAGTTCGAACGGCATCACAAGCCGAATGAAGTTCTGCACAGCCTCGAGGAGTTTCAATCACTCGTTACCGCGGCAAAGCCAATCCCATCGCCGAAACCGCCGACGCCCCAGGAATTGAACGAGACGCACAATCGACTCATGTTGGAGCATCCCGACGCGCGGCGAGCATGGGATCAGCGCGACGCCGAGGTGAAGCGGCTGTTCGATGCCGCAAAGCGTGACCCGCGATACCAAGAGCCACCGCCGACGCCGCCACCATCACCGCCGAAAGAAACAACGGCGAAACCGAAGCCGGCGCAACCCGCGCGGCGAACCAAAGCGAAGCGCTGATCATTGGAGGAAAGCATGATCGAGGCGGCGTACCTAGTCGCTGCTCTCCTCTTCATCTTCGTGCACGGCCCTGACCAACAGGAAATAGAAATCAACGTAAATGAGATCTCCAGCATTCGTCAGCCGAGAGAGGCCGCCTCGGAGCACATCGGCGAAGGCGTGAACTGCATAATTTTTATGACCAACGGCAAGTTCATTGGCACCGTTGAGTCGTGTCGCGAGGTCGTCAAGAAGGTAGCAGCACTGGAGAGCAAACCGTGTCCGTGTCCGCCATGAACGGCGTCCTCGCAATAGTTCTCAAGCTTCTAATCATCCACGAGCCGGGTCAGCACCGCGAGATCATGGTCAATCCCTCTGCGGTCACCAGTCTCCACCCCACCAAGAACAAGGATGACGAAGACAGGTTGATGACCGAGGAGACCGGCTGCGTGGTCATGATGAATGATGGGAAGTTCATCAGCGCAATAGAGAAGTGCGCAGAGATCAAAAAACAACTCGAGGAGACGGAGCGATGACAGAACCAGTCAATCCGATGGTGGTCGATCTCAGCCATTGGGATCCGGCAGATGACTACAACGACGTGAAGAATGACGGCATCGTCGCCGTGATCTACAAGGCAACCGAAGGCCAGAGCTACACCGACGATACCTACGTCAGTCAGCAGCGCGCTGCGAAGGCGGCGGGGCTGAAATGGGGCGCGTATCATTTTGCTGATGGTAGCGACGTTGATGGTCAGGTGGCGAACTTCATGGGCTTCGCCTGTCCCGATCCCGACGAGTTGTTCTGCCTCGATTGGGAAGACAATCCTGGCGGCTCGAAAATGTCTGTGAGCCAAGTCAAGGAATGGATCACCAAGGTCGAGAACGCGCTCGGTCGTCCCGGTGAGTGCGTGCTGTATGGCGGCAACACGATCAAGGAAGCGCTCAACGGTGACGACGACGAGTTCTTTGCCAGTCGCAGGCTGTGGCTATGTCAGTATGGTTCGACGCCATCGTGGCCGGATTGCTGGGACACATACTGGCTTTGGCAATACACCGATGGTCAATATGGACCAGGGCCGCACAGCGTCGATGGCATCGGACCTTGCGACATCAATTCGTATGACGGCGATCCTGAGCAGTTGATCGCTGAATGGGCGACAGGCAGCGCTGAGCCGTCGCCCCAACCGCCGACACCGCCGTCTATCGATCAGGTTACGGTTCTGGTCGCGGCACCTCCCGGCATCACCGTCAAGGTGCGGCAGGTACAGCTGGGCGGCGTCGGCATCTCGAAGAAAGCGTTCAAACA